GAAACTGAGATAACTCGCTTTGTGTTGGAGCACTACTTCCATCTATACTTAAACTAGTTAAACCCTCTACTTGTGCTTCAAAAGTAGCCATTAGCAAATTCCTGCTTGTTTAATTCTATTTTTCCAAATTTTATTTTGTCTCTCTTTTTTACCCTTGTTTACTTTAGAAATATGGTCATTCATACTCATCGAGGAAAACTCCATATCAGTTCTTTTGCCAGCTTCGCTCATCATAAATAAATTTGTGGTGTACACAGCTTCAGACGCTTTTTCCCCACAAGCTCTGCAGTAAAACCATCTTTCTGGGTTTGGGTTTTTACAATGTACGCAATTCATATATTTCCTTTTTTAGATTTGGGGGTTACCTTTTATTGATAACCCCCACAGTTCTAATTACTGTTTAACTTTATTGATTCAGTTATGATGTTTGGATACCGTTATTAATACCACTCATTGCCTCAGCTAGCCACTCACCGTTCCAAGCCATTATATTTACATAGTCACCACGTTGAGCGGTTGTATCTAATATAATATTTGTAACTTGAGTACCAGCAGTAGAGGAGGCTCCATCACTACCAGCGTCTTTAGACGCAATGCTAACAATTGCACTTCCTGCTCCAATAGTAATGTCATTACTTGGGGTTTCTTCCCATACTATAAATTTGTAATGAACACCATCTACTAAAGTAGTTGGTAAAGTAATAGCTACTGCTCCACCTGTAGCGGCACAAACAAATACCTTGCCACTATCTTCGCTTGTTAGCGTTCTAGCCGCATTGATGTATTCTATTTTTTTCTTATATCCGTCAGTTTTTCCACTATTTTCATTTAGATAATCACTTCGCATTATTAAACTCCTTCTAGATTAAGTAGATAATGAGTTTCTGGAAGAGAAACTTCTAAACCAGCTTCGGTAAGAATCATATCCTTTCGAAGGTCTTCATCCGCAGACTGCACATTAGTTTGTACTTGCGTATCACGATTAACACCGTTACCAACTAGTGGACGATAAGCTACATGGTCTAGGTCAACCATCATCAAGAAACCGGAAGAGAAACCTCTAAATAGAGGTTCTTTTACTAAATTCATTGTTCCATGAATAGTTTCTATTACCATAACCTTGTGACCAAACCTGCCATCTTTCTGACTTACATCATATTTATAAGCATTATTTGAATGCCCCATAGATGAGTCAAGAAATAATCCGTCACCAAGTTTGTTAAAGAATGTTAATACAGGTAAACTAGCAAGAGCTAACTTACTGTCAGTTCCTCCACGAGCAGGGTCATACACAACTTCGAAATCAGAAAGAATTCTGTCGTATGTTAATTCTGCCGCAGTTGAACTACGAAAGTATGGAGCACCAGAACTGTAAGATAATGCACTATCATCTACAACTGCTGTTCCATTTTTAACAACATGCCCAGCAATACCTTCTGTGTATTGAATACCACCGGTACTTGCACGTTGTCCAAAAAGCATAGCACGTTCAATATCTATTTTATGCTCACGAAGTTTGAGATTCCAAATTCTTTGGAACTCATCTGCGTATCCACGATATTTCGTAGCACGAGCTGTGTTAGACATTTCACAAGCTGTTTTAAAGATTTGGGTATATCCAAAATCATTATCCAGCTCTTCAGCAAAAACGTCTGGAGCACCAGTTCCTTCAGCAAATGAAGTACCGATTACCTGACATTTTGCGTTATCCGCACCAGTTTCAGCTCCGTCAACTGCTGAAATTGTTTTTCCTGTAAAAGTTGTAGTTGTACCAGCATCAACTGGAGCAGACTCAACTCTTACTATGATTGTTTCAGGTGAGTTATTTTCCTCATAACCAACTGCAAACACCATACCTTTCACAAGCCAATCAACTGACGCACCGCCAGAAGTATCAACTGTGTATGTTAAAGTAGAACCAGCCGCAGGAATCGAATGAGAGTCAACAAGCAAAAATGCTCTGTCTGTCATTGAAACCTTTGTTCTGTCTTCTAAGAATCGGAATTGTGGGTCATCCGTAGGGACTTTAGCTACCTTTGAAAGGTATACGAAGAATGGAGATTCCTCTGGAGCTAGGTCAGCCACACGGTCTGAAAAGTTAAATAACCTCCGGGTATGATAGCCTGAAGCGGCTGAACCGGGGTCACCAACATTCACAACACCTTGATTTATTGTTGCCATTTAGGACTCCTTAGAGTTTTATATTTGAGTATTTCTTGAGGCGCCCATAACTCCAGACCAAACATCGTCTATTTCTTTTGGTTTTTCAGGAGCCGCTCCCTGAACAATTCCAGCCGTAGGGGCTATATTTCTTGTTCTTTGAACTGCTTCTAAATTTTGAGAAACCTTCTGCTCTCCACCTTTGTGCTTTCTATATACATCAACTAATAATTCCAAAGGGAGTTCTTCCCTTGGAGTTGTAGCAAATTGTATAAAATCATCAGCCATTGCAGGGTCTTCAAATCCATACTTACTAGATAAATCTTGTCTTAAGTTATTGACCGCCATTTGCTGTTGCAAACCGCTAAACTGTTGTTGTACAGCTTCGTTTACAAGAGCCTTTTCTTGGTTAACCCTCATCTCATATGAAGGTGAACCGGGCTTGTAATAAGCTTCCCAAGGGTCAAAAGAATCCTCATTTAATTCTTGACTTTTTGGTTTTTGTTCATTACTAACCGTGTTACCACTTAAAGTGCTTCTCATAGCTTCAACAACGTCAGGACGTTTTTCAAGAACGTCTCCTAGTTGCTTATACTTACGCAGTTCCTCAACTTCGTTATTAAGCTTTTCGTATTCGGCTGTTCTCTTATCATACATTGATTGAAACTTTTTAGCTTCATCAATAGGTTGCTCCTCTGTTCTATTAACGTCTGGATTACCTACTTGTTCAGGCTCAACAACTTGCTCTAAAACTTGCCCTTCCACACCTTCTATTGTGTTAACTTCTCCGTTCATAGTGTTGTCTTCCATTATATTTCCTCGATTTCTTTTATTATTAGCATCACCTTTTTACAGATGTCTATAAAAGCAGAACCGTGTAATATGTCCACTACTTCTGTTTTCATTAGCTTACAGCCTGTGTTTCTGTATCAACAATTCTTTTAAGATTATCAACTTGAACTTTAGTTTTAAACTTAGTATCATTTTGAATCTCATTAAGTCTAGATTTGAACTTCTCAGTTTCGGCTCTCTTACGAGAACTCATTGTTTCACGCTCTGCTGTTTGCAGGTCTCCACTAAGTTTCTTAATCTGTTCTTCTAATTGCTTGATGTATGATTGCATCTGAGCCATTTGACCCTTTCGCTGTAAGACACCTTCTTTGTCAAAGATTTCAGTTTTCTTTAAAACCTCGACATCATCTACCAGATTCATCTTAAATGCTTCCAAGTACATTTCATATTCAGCTATCCTATTGGAAGGTAAAGTAGAACCGGATATTATTCTCACATCATAATGCCCAATGGTGATATCATTTATTATGGCATTAATTTCTTGACTTTTATCATCGTACATATTATTTACTGTAAATTCAGTAATGTCATTATTCGCCTGTACAATTCTAAATGTTTTTTGGTAAGTATAGTGACCTTTAGCTAAGTTATATATACTACGACCTAACCTAGTCAAACTTCCTTCGACATCCCTAAGCTTAGATTTTCCACGAGTCTCACCCATTTCAGCTAGTAGGGCTGTGCCCCTAACTGTTTCTGGAGCGGCTTCTCTAAATCCCTGCATAAGCTCAGGTATACCAAAACTTAAGTCTATATAATGTTCTATACGACTTATTAAATTATAAAACTCTCCAGATAATGATTGTGGGGCAGGAAAGTGGGGTGCACCAAACTCAGGGTTGTATGGTATGACAGCATTGGGTCTTGCCCAATCCTGTTCCAACTGCCCCAAATCATCTACGCTACCTTCTGGGACTAATAGTTTTAATCCAGCAGAAGCTTGAGCGTGCGAGAGAGTAAGAGAGAAAAGCTTATTCAAGAGTCTTTGGGAATCTTGAACTTTAGATATATCTGATTTTGGATATGGAGTTCCTGTCCATATATTTGGAACTGGCACTATTGGATATATATCGGTATTTAAAACCTGCTCATATAAAAGCAATTCACCAACAGTACAAGTAATTTTAATTCTTGTTTGAACAACCTCTACAACCTCTATCATTTCTGCTTTAATAAGTAATTGAGCTTGCTCATTGCTTAAAAATTCTTCATACTTTTCCGGACTTAATATAACTTCAGAACCGTCTTGTTTATTAAAAACCCTATAAAAAGGAACTTTTACCTTAGTAAATCTTTCCAATATTCTATATTTATTAACTCTATTATACTGAGAGTCATATGTATTATCGGGAGTAAATGAATTTGAACTATTTCTTTTTAAAGAAGATGGGTAGTCGTCTTCATCATAATAAGTATCTAAGTCTTGTATATATTGCTCTACTTGAGGATACATATTAATTAATTGGTCTTCTGTAAGTATTGTAGACATAATAATTCCAGAAGCATCATCTGCATACCTATGCCTTGATGCAGGGTCTATATATATTCTAAATGGGTCAACATATGTAAACTTAACTTCACCCCTTCCGTAGTCAGCTTCCGGGTCTATATATGCGTAAAAGTAACCCATTCCAGCAGTTGCATAATCATGAACCGCCTGTTTAAACTGAACATCTCCATCTGATATGTCCCATATATACTCTAGTATAGTTCTCCAAACATTAGCTATTTTACTATCTGAATCTTCTCTACCTACAGCGCTATACTTTGGAGTTTTAGATGTTAATAATGATTTAAGTTTTTCTATAGCCGCATATACACGGTCTATTACAAAATCACCTTGACCAACCGCTCTTAAAGCGTCTGATTCCTCTTGAGTGTAGTGGTTTCCTAAAAAGAAGTCTACTGAATCTCTAGCTTCCGTGTCCCAATCGGCACGAGCATCTTTCCACATTCTCCACAATTGCTGATTAACTTCGGAGTGTTTAACTTCGTTTTGTTCTAACTCTCTTATACTAGAAATGGGTACACCTATAAATTTAATTATTATAATTTAATAAACTATGCATATATAGTGCAAGTATTATTTTATATTTTTTGTCCTGTAACCCAAGATATTACTCTTTTAGTTTTTTGCCTTACGGTTTTAGGCATCGTATTTTCTTCAAACATAG